GACGCCTATCGCGGTCATCTTCGCGCCGACGTTTTGCATCGACGCGCCGAGTTTGCCGATCTGGCCGTTGAGCTTCGTCAGCGCAGCAAAAAACTTTTTTGGGTCTGCCCCGATCTCGACGAATACTTGGCCGCCGCGGATTCTGCTCATGTTTGAACCTCGGCCCAGTTAGGCCCGAATAACTTTTTGATTTCTTCGGGAGTGGCTTGCCGCGGCTTGGCCTTCTTCGCGAACGGGTTGAGCTTGGCGGGGTCTGTCGTCGGTGCGTGTTTCGCTTTGTTGAGGTTGCTTTGTTGCGCGAGAAGGTTGGCGGTGTGCCACCAATCCATCTCTAGGCGGCTGTTTCTAGCGGCGAGGAGTTGTCGGAGAGTCCACCTGCCGGGATGGACGCCGAGGATGCCAGCGGCTTCCCAGATGGCGTCCCAGACTGTGCGAGCAGGGCTTCCAGCGTCGCCGCCCTCAGCCCGGCCTCGGCCTTCTCTTGCAGTTCGTCGGCGAGTTCCGTCATGCGGGCTGCGAGGAGGCCGACCATCGTCCGCAGCCGCGGCGGGAAAAAATCGACGAGCTCCTCTTCGATCGCCTTGACGCCAGCCTCGATCGAGTCGCCTTTCAAGCCGTCGAGAAACGCCTCGCGGTCAATCTTTTTTTCTTCGCACTGCTTGCGGCAGATCGCATAGAGCACCTCGCCGACCTTGCCGTATTGAGAACGCAACACCTGGAGCGTCTGGGCGATGTTGCTCGTGTCGATGATGTCGAAGGGAGCCGACCGCGTCTGCCGATTGACGCTGCCGTCTGGCTGGTCAACGTCTTCGGTTACGTCCACCGTGACTAGGCCGCGTACGCGCTCGGCCGAGGCCACCGTGATCGCGACCATCCACGGGCGGCCTTCGTTGTCCCTGAACTCTTTCATGACTGCGCCCTCAATCCTAAACGAGTTAATCGAGCCTCAACCGTGAATGTGGCGACGCCGTCAAGCGGATCGGTTTCGGTCACGCCCGTAATCACGGCTGGAAAAGACCAAGCGCCCGCGCCGCCAGTAACGGTAATTTCGGTGCCGTTTGTTAAAAACGAGTAAACCGAACCGAGGTCAGTGGGGTCGTTGAACTCTACGCTTACGGTTGCCTCATACCCTACGGGGTAAACAGCGGCCGACCTCGACGCGTATTCCTCAACGTCGATCGTGCGCGCGCTGTAGGAAAGGCTGACGCTCCGAGCGCTGAGTATGGCACCGCCAACGCTGATGACGCAGTCTTTGCCTAGCGTGATCGCCACGGGTTTTTACATCTCCCGCAGCGACACGGTGTAGGTCACCGCCCCGTCGATTGAGATGTTTTCCGAGACGCTCATGACCGTGAAACTGCCTGCCGTGTTGTCCGTCAGCGACGCTATCAGGCCGCTGGGGTCATGGCACTCGATCTCCCACATCTTCGTTTTAAAACCGGCCTTGTAGGCCCGGTAGCCAGCAGCGGCAGAAGCGCCACCCTCGTTGCCGCGATTCGTGCAGTCAACGACTTCACACTCTTCGGTATAGGTCGCCGAAATAACGTCGGCCCCCAGCGGAGGCGCTGCACCGTCTTTGCCCAGAGCGATAGCCATGTTTGGTGGTTCCTGCGGTTACTACTGGATGCCGCGCGAAGCGGAGATGGTGTAGGTGGTAATGCCGTCGATCGGATCAGACTTCGCGACGGAAGTAATGATAAATTTCACGTTTCCGGTTTGCGTGCCGCTCAAAGTGATTTCGTCGCCAGCCACTTTGGCTGGATCGTCAACGCACTCGATCTCGACCGTCTGCTCGACGAGCGCTTTCCTAAACTTTCTGGCCGTGTCGCCAAATTTCGTCACGTCGATTTCGGCGGCAGAATTGTTGATCGTGACGGTGCGCGCGCCTGTGACTCCACCGAATACGACATCTTTTCCTAGCGTGACAGCCATTGCGGCCTCCGTTGTGCGGGGTGGTGCCGTTGAAATTACGGCTACCGGCGGTCGCGCCGCAGGGGGTATGGAATTAGATCAAGGCCCGTAGATGCGGTCTTTCCACTGCCGGGCCAGTTGGTCGCGCTTGGCGTCGAGGCCCTTTTTCATGAACCGCCCAGGCGGCACGCGGGCGGTGCCGCTCGCTAGGCTGACGCCGATTCGGCGGCGCGTGTGGTCGGGGTCGATCCAGATGCCGACGTAGGCCCGGCCCTTGCTGCGGAGGAAACGTCCGCGGCTGTCTCGCCGTGTCGGCGAGCCGCCGCCGCCTCCAAGCATGGACGAAGGTGGGCTAAATTTCTTTAGGAGGCTGTTCCGCTGGTAGCGGTCTGGCGCTCGCCCGATCAGCTTCAGCACGCGCCGCCCGGCACCGCCGAACTCCTGAAGCCTGTTCAACCACGTCGCCTCGTTGGTGGGCCCGATCACCACCGACTCGCGGCGGTTGTCGACCTCAAACCGGATCAGCGTTTTGAGGAAACCAGTCATCGTGGCTCCACGGCCGCGCGGGTTTTTCCATGACGTGATCTTGCCGGGGATCGGCGGCCGGAACTCCATCGCCAGGACGGGTCGGCCGTCTCGCGTGCCGACTCGCGACCACTGCGGCTTTTTCTTGACGTTGCGGCTGGAAAACTGTTTGCGGGCCGACCGCTGAACGATCACGCCCGCGCCCGGCAGGCTGCGGCGGTTGCCCTCTGAAACCTTTTTCTTAATGTGGCGCGTGGCGATCTTTCCCTTGACCTTTACCCGTGTTTCCATGCGTGCCCCCTATCGGTGGACGCGGTAATTCGCCGTGATGATCGCCCGCCAGACGTTGCGCTCCGTCAAGGCGTCGTCGGGGTTCAGGTCGACCTCGACCGCCATCGGGCTCGTGACGCCCGACGGGAATTGGACGGCCTGGTCCCAGTCGTGGTTGCGAATCACGTCGGCGATCTGCTCGGCGAGCTCGATCATCTCGTCGGCGGCGGCCTCCGTCGGCGTGTGCCGCCCGACGAAGACGTTGATCGCGTAGTCATATTGCCAACTGTCGCGGTTTGCTCGCACGAGCTCGACGCCGCCGGGCGTGACGGCGATCACCGGGTCGGCCAACTGTTCCACGTCGTAGGTCGGCCAGTTCTTCCGCTCAACGGACGGCTGAACGCTGACGGCGTTGAACTCCTCGGCGTCGAGGCCAGCGGCGACCGCGTCGGCAATGTCTTTTAATACACTCACGCGGCTGCCCCTGCGGAAAGAATGCGTTCCATGGCGGCGACGTTGGCGGCGAGCCGCGGGTCGTCTGCCGATTTTGCCGCAGCCTCGCGCGCCCAGCGTAGGGCCTCGTCGCGTTTGCCGAGCTCCCAGAGGGCGACGGCGAGTAGATCGCGGGCCTTTACCGGGACGTGCGGGTCGGTGCAGTGGGTCGAAGGGCCGGGCGACTCAATCGCCTGCCTAGCAAAACCGGCCACGTTGCGCCAGTCCTTGCGCTGGTAATTGGCGAACGCCAGCCGCTCCCATGCGTCGGGCTCGTTGGTCGCCTCGCGGGCGGCGTTGTGGAGATGCTGTTCGTCGCCGGTCAGTCTCCAGAGGGCACGCTCGGCGTAGGCTCGCTCGGTCGCCTGCCCGCCAGGCATGGCGAGGTATTTCGTGAAAGCGTCGGCGGCCCCAGCGTGGCCTGCGTAGTCCATCTCGCGGGCCAGATACCATTGAGCCCGCGCGTCGTGCGGGGCCTCGCGGACGGCTACCTCCAAAAGCGTTAGGTCGGTTTTGTGTTTCTTTCCGGCGTCCCGGTGGTGGTGGATCACCAGGCCGTCGGCCCACGCTTGGCGTTTCTCGCCCGTCCAGCAAACGAGCCCTTCATGGGTCGCCTGCGCCCATCTGAAGCCGTGCCGGGCGTGGACGCGGTCGCAATGGAACGTCAGCCCCTCGGAGCCGTCTGGAGCCCACGACCAGACGTAGTGATAGCGGAGGTTGTTTACGTCGTCCGTCCAAGCTCGCTCGATCGCCTGCCGCCATCCCGGCTGGAGTCGCTCGTCAAGGTCGAGGCGGACGCAGATGTCGGCATCCGGCGGCGTGTGGTGCAGGGAAAGGTTATGTCCGTCGTCCCACCGCCAGGGCGTGACGTACCCATAACAGACCGTAACGCCGCGTTCCAAGAGGGCGTCTGCGGTTCCGTCAGTCGAGCCCGTGTCGGTCACGACGCGGAAGTCGGCCTCGGCGCAACAGGCGGCCCATTCGTCAACGTGCTTTCGTTCGTTCTGGGCAAGAGCGTAGACGGCAATTTTCATGTTAAACCTTTGCTCCCGTGCAGATGGCAAGCCGGTAGTGGCACATGGCATCGAAACCCGTGTGAAGCGTTTCGTCGTTCATGCCGAACAGGTAGACGTTGCGAAAGAAACGCCGCAGCGTCTCACGCATCTCGTCGCCCGTTTTGCAGTTGACGTGCCCGGCCTTGGATAGCGGCGATGCGTAAGCCTGCGATTCCGCCGACGGCGAGCCGACGATGAACGTGCCCGTCGGGCCGATGCTCTCGCACACGGCCCCAAGGAAAACGCCCTCCATTTCGGGCGGTATGTGCTCGAAAACGTCGAGGCTATAGGCGGCGTCGAAGAAAGTCGGCAGCCGATCCGCGGGATACACCGGGCCGGTCATGATGTCGTGATACCGAACACTTACGTTTCGAGGCGCACGTTGCCGAGCCTCGTCGACAAACACTTCATCGAAATCCACTGCCACGACGAGGCCGACGGCCTGGGCCACAACGGCCGTAGCGAACCCGTCGCCGCAGCCGATTTCGAGCACCCTGCTAACGCCATGCAGCATTCGCGCGACGAACTTGTAGCGGGCAAGAACAAACCCGAGACGTTTGGGGTCGTCGCGCCATGTTTGATTTGTCATGACGCCGAGCCCGGCGCGGCCTTGGTTGGCGAGCACGTCGCGGCAGTGCTGGTATTGCGGCTCGCTCATGTCGCAGCCACTCCGAAAAGATCGTCGACTAGCGCGTCGATCTCGGCGTCCCGGGCAATCCTGTCAGCCTCTTTGAGCGAGCGCCCGCTAAACGTCTCGCGCTCGTCGCCGATGTCGAAGTCGACGCCGATCCGCTGCGTATGGGCCACCGTCGCGCCCGCCTTGGCACACCGCAGCCACAAGCCCCAGTCGCACCAACCGACCGGCGGATAGCCGCCCACTCGCTGCCAGAGCTCGCGGCGGAACGGGCTTGCGCCTTGGACGGTGTTGGCGCGTTTCAAGACCTCGGGATTCCAAAACGTATGCCAGACGTGGCCGCCGCGCTCTTGGTGATGCCAGACCATGATTTCCGCCCCCGCGGCGTCGGCCTTCGCGAGCAGCGCCAAGGCGTCGGATCGGTAGCAATCGTCTACGCCGATCGTCGAAACCCACGGCTGGCTTGCCGCCTCAACGCCAGCGTTCCAGAAGTCGACAGGCGGGCCCGGCTGGATCGGAACAGAGCGGACGGCGATCCCGGCCGGGGCCGCGGCCAGAAGGCCAAGCGGCTCGGGCTCCGTATGCACGACGACGACCTCGGCCGGGTTGGGTCGCATCCGCTCAATCGCCGCCCACCACCGGGAGACGAATGCGGAATACGGATTGCCCACGGGGCCCCACGCGGCGACAACGACGCTCAACATACATACCCCGCGAACAGCGTCTCGTTGTGGTCGGCAGCGTAGAGGCGGAACCGCTCGGGGTAACGGCGGCGGATCGCCGCCCAGGTGTTGACCTCCCAAGTCGGCAGCCTGCCGCGGCGCTCGGCCACGCATTCCAGGTGGAACCATCGGGCGTGGTACGAAGGCACCACGAGCACGCCGCCGCAAAACGTCCAGTTAACGATCTCGTCTGGCACGTCAAAAACGCCGCAAGAAGGGGCCGTGATCAGCGACGGCGGATGGCGATCGACGGCATCGAGGAACGCGGCGACGTGGTCGACCGTCACGCCCGGCAAATGCAGGATGCCGTAGTCAATCCAGACGAGCGTCTGGTCTGTAAGGGTTGCCGCCGCCGCGGCGAGCCACGCCGTTTTTTCGTGTTGCACGCAATGGTACGCGGCCGTGTCTTTGCCGCCCGGCTCTACGTCATGTCCACGCCGCCGTAGTTGGTCGTGCAGCCAGCACAGTTCGAGGGTCGACCGGAACGCCACGGCCCGCGGGCAGGCCGCCAAGAGCCGCGCCCCGAGCTCCTCGTAAACGTCTCGCGAGCGGTGCGAGCATGGCAGCGGGATATAGCCGGTCACGACACAGGGCACAGCATCGCCTCCACGTCGTCGCCCTGGAGCTCGACAAGCCACGCCTCGGCGTCACGCACGCCAAACGAAACGACCACCCGGTCGCCGAGCATGGCGAGCCCGGCGGCAAACTCAATCGCCCGAGGCTCGCGAAACGCAAACGGCCGCGAGAGGCGGCGGATCGCGAGGTCGATGTCGAACCATACAAACCGGTGTTCGTAGCCGCGCCGGTCGCCGACGAGGGCGACTTCGTGGATCACGGCAAGGTAGCCGCCGCGAAACGCCACGACCTGCCCGCCGCCGCGGAACTCCTTAGCGATCAGCGGCGACGCCGCCCGCTGTTTCATAAGCCACGCCCCGGCGAGAGACGGGTCGCGGTCAACCGTCACGACGTGGCCCCGGTGGTGGCAAGAATAAATCCAGCCGCCGTGGAGGTCGCCGTCAACGATCGGCATCCAGTTTTTCTCGTGCTCTTGGGTCGAGAGCGAGTCAAGTACGACTAGGCCAGAGGCCGACGCCGTGTCGATAGACAGGTCGGCCGTCGCGATGCGGCAGCGGCCATCGAACGGTGCAGCGTTCCGCACGGTCGCGGAAATGCCTATACCGTTTTCGGTATGCCGCAGCCTGGCGTCCTCCAGGCCGTCCACCGGATACTCGGTCGTCGGGTAGTAGTCCGTCGCTATGGCCCGGCAGTCGCGTAGCGTGAGGTCGAGCCCGTAGCGGGCAAAGAGGCTTTGGCTACGAATGACGCCACCGTCGACTGGCGGTATCTCATAGCGGCCCTCAACGATCTGGTAGTTAGACGAGCGGAGGATCGCGAGGAGCTCGTCGCCGTGAGCTAGGATCGTCGGGTTGAACAGGCTCCAGCCCGCGTGGGCTGGCTCAACGTCCATCCGCACAAACCGCGTCGGGGCGAGCTCGTCGAGCGGCGTCTGATACCAGAGCCGATTGTTTCGCGTCTGCATCTCGACCTCCGCTGGGAGCGGCATCGAGAGCAGGCGCTCGCACGCCCGGCTACCGGCGTCTAACTCGCCGACGTAGTAAGCGTGGACCGCGATTGCCTGGAGATGCTCGGCATCCATGGCCGAGCAATTTCGCAGGCAAGCCCGGCAGCGGAGAGGGGGTCAGGCTGCCTGTTAACGCTACTGGTTAGCGGGCGGCCGTCTCCTCAATGAAGAGCGCACTGGCCGTCTCTCGCCGCAGTAGCGCACTTCAGGCAACGGCTCGCGTCTCCAAGATGTACCGCATGGCCTGCTCGCCAACGTGCTGGGTGTAGGCGGGCGGGAATCCTTCCTTCAGTTCTTCCCAAGACATATCGCGTTCGACGCCCATTGCCTCGCGGCCTTCCTCCACCGTCCTGGCCGTCGATCCGCCGATGACCAGTTTCCCGGTCTTCTTGCAGACGCCTTTGCAGGTGTCACCCATAACGTGATAGACGCCCACCGGCTTGCCTTGCTCTTGGTGCCGACAGCCTGAGCCAACGAGCGGGAACGATGCGAGGAACAGCCTGTGCCGCCGCACCTTCAGACCGTAGGCCG